ACTGATCTTCCATTCCGCGATGTTGCCAGCAAGAGATTGCTGGTTTTCACCGTGGTGGTTGTGAATGCGATCTACCTCGCCGGTGATGCCATCCTCCGCGGACAAAGTATTTGTCCGTAAGTGATGGAGAGAATCGGATGAAGATGCACGTGGTCCACTACTTGTCGGACGTCGAATCAAATCGGCGCCAACTTGTCTTGGTCTACGTGTGGCCGGCTGACAAACCGACCCTAGCGGAAAAGCTGGCAATGCAGACTTTTCTGGCCGCAATAAAGCGGATCCAGAAGTTCGCAAAGCCGGCTACCCCCTAGATCTTTATCTGGGCTACTGCAGGTTACTTTATAAAGCAGTGATATGGGGACTACCCCCAGAAAGTGAAAATAATGAATTTCCACGATTACGGGGACAATGTCCTCGCCGAGAAAGCGGACTTCCTCGTAGACCTGGTGTTTAACCTGGAATACGAGTTGGAGTACGCCCTCTCCTGCGTTGAGCTGTCCTTTGCGGACTTGCTCATCGACTGGCACCACGCCGACCGCGACAAGCGGTTGAGCGTGGTGGGCTACATCACCCAGTTGTTGTCCGGAATGGAAGACGAGAACAGGGCCCTCACCGAGGGCATCTAGTCCGTCAAGCCGTCCCGGACGTTCACCAACTGGTGGTTCTGGAACCTCGGCCTGCACAAGGCCAAGGTCCAGACCATGCTCTAAGAGCACTTGCAGAAGACGACAGGGCTAAGGATCCCATACCCCCTGAGAAGGGGCTGGGTGAAAAGCCTGACGTCACTCTGGTCCATAACGGCTGATGAACTAGCCGTTAGATGTTGCACTAGCGCCACACGCGACAAAATAAACGTCGCGTGTCGGTCCGAACACGAGGGGTTATGGTTTTTGGCCGTAACCCTGGCGGACCTTGGTAAGACCATCGAAAAATGGCTCGACCAAGGTTTCGTCGGTCCTCCATCTGATGCTCCCAAATTCCATTGGGACACCAGACTAGGTCGCCCCCGTTTTCTCGGGGGGTTCCTTGACCGTGTGTTCGTACCTGGTAGTGGCGTACTCCTGGATGATCCGGACATCGAGGCAATCTATGCCTTACGTCAGCTTACGCTGATGTT